TCAATGCTCGGTGTACGGTAGTTGCCCCATATCCGATATTATCCGCTGCAATTCCAGTAGTGGCGGATACCAGAATATTTTTACCAGCTTTTTCCGCCTCATCGATGAACGTTTGGATAACCGTTGTCTTGCCTGTTCCTGCGTCACCTGTCAGAAAAACATTACTGCCAGACAGCATTGTATCTAATGCATATCTTTGCTTTTTATTGAGATCGTCTTTTTTCATTTTGTAACCACTCCTTGTAATAATTATGTTAACTGAATATTTTTGCAATATTCAGTTAATTTTGTTATAATAAATCTAATTGCATATACTTTTTAATTTTGTAACCCGTGTGTAACCGGCTTTTTTAATCCACTGGTTACGCCACAAACCCTTATTTTATGTGGGCTTCAGAGGTGTGTAACCGTGTAACCAATGTAACCAAGGTTTTTATATAGGAGAATCACTAGAGTATATGTTTTTTATACACTCTCAAACTTTCTCCTATAGGATGTTTTTTTTCGTGTTACAACGGTTACATGGTTACAAATTACGAAAACGGAACATTTGTTTCGGCATCAGCTGGCAGAAAACCAGTTTCAATAACCTCATTTTCTTGCTCGTTTTCAAGACTTTTTATATCAACAATCTTTACCGCAATAAGCCTCATTACACTTCCACCGTCTCTTTTTAGTACCGTATCTCTTTTTCCTGTGTGCTTGATTAACTCTCGATTAATCGCCCAGGCCGAAAAGGCTTTTCTGGAGAATCCATTGTTCTTCAAAAGGTTTTCAAGAGGTTTCGGATAAAAATATACATATACATCTCCATATTCATCTGGCGTTTCCTTGAATCCCCACTGATCACAGCTAAATTGCGCATCAAAGTGCTGTCCGTACACTGAGAGACTTTCAAGAATGAATTCATAGCATCTCTGACCTTCTGATACATCTTTCTTGCGTGTAGGTATGTCTACAACGTCCTCGACCGTCAGCTCACGTCCATCCTTAAATATGAAATCTGTAGCTAATTTGTCAGCCAGCAGAAGTGTAGATATTGCCATTACCTGCTTTGCTGGAAAGTCATATCCGTCAAAACCTTTCCCAATTTCGGCTTTCATTTCTTTCAGATCATCCGATGTGAACTGTTTGAGATTTCCAACGAACACTCTTCCAGCAAAGCCGTAGTTCTTCACGACAATGCCGTTAATCTCTGCTGGATTCTCGTAAATATCCTCACAACATTCAATTTCAATAATTCTGTTGATAGCTCCGCCGGAATCTGCAAATTCCGAAATAGGGTTCTCACCGTTGCAAATAGTCACATTACTCCATGTATTTTCCTTAGCTGCTCCGAGGTCCTTATTTGAACGTGCTTTTCCTTTGCCAGAACAGAGATTGTAAATCAATGTTTCGTAGTTATCCCGGATATACTGAGAAGCATTCTTCGAGTCGTCCAGAATCATCGGAAAGTTATTGAGCATATCTGCCCTTGTCTCCAATGATGTATCTGTTGAACGAAAATTCCCAACGTAGGCTCCCGGTGCCGGATTCCCCCAAACCGATGCCGCTATATTGATTGTTACCGTCTTTCCGCCTCCTGTCTGCCCATAGAAATCTACGATGAACGGTAGCGCATCAAGCGGCTGTATAAGAACACTCGCAAAAGATGCTGCCAGTGCTATTCGCGGTTCCAATCGTCCGCATGATCGTAGCTGCTTAGCCAGAGTCACCCACTTGAAGTAGTCTCCACTTTCCTGTATACTTTGGAATAGCGTTTTAAAGCGGTATTCACCGTCAAAAACGATTGAAAGGTCGTAAGGGACAAATGTATTACCATGCCACCCCAGTTTGCTTGTAGAGTGCTGTATGTCGATCATATCGGCATTGTACATTTCAACATCCGCCAGATACTTTACGAGAAGCCTTGCATTCTCTGAGTTGACCTGCACCCCGAACCTTGCAAGATTAGTTATTGCCCTGGAAGTCACAATGTCAATTTTTGGAACAGTTATTTCTGTCCAATATCCATCCCTTTTAAAAGCCACCGTGATCTGTTCCTCTCCTGTCTCGATGTTTTTTAGACGACGTATCGGCATGATCGGGTGGTGACATACAAGTTCTCTTGCCTTAGATGTTTCAGAGGAAAATATTCCGTTCTCTGTAGCTATCCAGCTACCACAAGCCATGTTAGGATATTCCTTATCAACAGAATCAGGATAAAAGTTTGTGATGTTTTCAACTAACTGCATAGAACGATTTACTTTTTCTTCTTTTTCCTTTTCCTGTTCTGCTTTCTGGAATTCCTTTATGAACTCTTCTGCTATATGCTTCGCTTTCACACTTTTTGCCCGGTCCATCAGCTTAAACTTGATTTCTGAGCGGTCAATTTTACTTTTTACTGAAAAAAGCTCTTCATACAACTGCTTTTCCATAAAGTCTTGTGCCTGTAAGTTTTCAATATTTTCAAGAATTTTTCTCACCTCCTGACTTAGCTGATAACATTTCGTATCTGCTTTTTTCTTTCTCAAGATTAAACTGGCACATATACCACTCTTCTGAATCAGGAGGGAACGTTTTTAGTGCTGTTTCGTACATAAGTATGTTCTTTTCTACCTGCTCAATCTCATTAGGATCCTGAACAGGGTTGTGTTTTTTTGATTTAATATCTCGCATTTCATGTCTGATCTGGTTGCGGCTTTTACCTTTTTTTGATATATAAGTGCCACCCAGCTCAATAAACGCCGTACTAAAAGGGACGGATTCATATTGCATCACAAAATCAAACACATCACCGCCAGTTCCACAGCCGAAACAGTAAAAGGAATCATCGTAGATTTTGCAGGATGCTGACTTTTCCTTGTGAAAAGGGCAACATATAAATCCTGCTCTATTCGGCCTTAGCCCGTACCTGGAGAGAATTTCTGGCATTTTTACTGACTGTTTGATTTCTCCCTTAGTCATGACAGCAGCTCCACGATCCGCCACCCAGTTTCTTCTTTCGTGCAGAATTCAAATCGGACTCCGTATCTATCTCTGATTGTGCAGAGAGATTTATACAACTGGCAGCCATCAACAGCCTTGTCAGAGATTACAGTCTTTACTTTTTTGCCGTTTATCGTCCTCCAGATAACTTTGTGTTTCCTTGGGTTCTCCCAAAAATACACATCGCCAACTGATTTAATATCTGGTCCATGTTCACATAGGATAATCAGCTGAATACCGGCTTCACGTGCCCTGATAAGTTCTGCCTTGAATCTTTCGTGTTGCTGGCAGACATTTCCACAAAGCTCTTGTAAATCCTTCTTACGGTCAATACAGAGTTTTGCATTATCCAGCGATTGATAATCGCCGCAATACAATTTAGAGCGAAAATACTGCACTCCAAGGCTATCAAACTGACTCTGAATCCGTTCCCATTCTGATTTATGTTCCCTTGTGTCCACTTGTATAACCATTAAAAACACATCCTTTTAATTAAATGGAAGTTCTTCCTGTACACTATCCGGAATACTCATAAAGTCCGTACCTGCCGGACTTGCTCCCATGATAGCTTCTTCCTTCAGATGATCGTCATAGGCTTTTGTGGTACGCTCTTCTGGGATATCTGCATCCTTAATTCCCTCAATACTTCGGAACCATGCAAGCTTGTGACGTTTTACTTCTTTGTTATCGTACCAGTCTTTTTCAAGACGGAAGATTCCACCGATCAGCTTTCCTTTAAACTGCTGCCCGAAGTTATCGCCCCACTTAACGGCAAATCCCGGATTTGATTTTTCTACGCATGTGATAAATGTTTTAAGGTTACGGACACCATAATCTACACCCTCATCAATAACCATGTAATTAGTACCTGCATTCGGATATTTCTTGTCTGGACGGATATCGTTCTCAAACTGTTTCATGAAATAGCCGGCCTGTTCGTCTCCTTCTGCGAAATCAAACAAGATAACGAGCATATCGAGTCCACCCTGTGTTTTTTTCTCTGATATCTGCTTAATTACCATCTTATGACCACCAAGCTTAATTGGTTCAAATTCTCCTGCTGCCTGTGTAGTATCGTAATTATTTGGTTTCTGCATTGTCTGTTCCTCCTAATTCATAATAATCTCTGATAACCTTGTCAACTTCTGCAAGGTCGTTATCAATAGTTAAACTGTCAAACATCCCGATCGGGGACTTACTTACCGCTCCCTGACTGGACTGAGTGACAAATAAGTGCTTTCCACTCTCTTCGATGCATCGAAGAACGATGGTAAACATGCCCTCGATGCAAACTTTTTCGTCCAGAAGCTTACCAATTGTCTTAGGCTTTACTTCCCCGGAGTCATCTTTTTCCTCATGCATCATAAGGTAAACAATTTTATTCTGCGGTACTTTTGTTACAATGAACTGGATAAGATTCCAGAAATAGTCTCCAATATCATTGTACAGAGCGAACACTGCATTGCCTTTTCCGGCAGAAGCGTGTCCCTTCATGAAATGATTCGTAATAAGATATCCTGCATCATCAATTACGATAGACTCTGCTTTTGATGCGACCAGGCACTTCATTACCTGCTGGTAATCATCTGTAAACCATCCGTCAATCTTTCCTTTAAACGGAAGCGGTTTATTCAATACTCTAATAAGATTCCAGTGTTCATTCTGGCAGTTCCTAAGACTGGTACTCTTGCCAGAACCAGATTTTCCAATAATTAATACGGGTGTTGCCATTGCTATTCCTCCTTGTCATAAATCACATGCTTGCTGCCCTCAACGATCAGCAAGCTCGCAATATCCTTCATAGATAAAGTCGATTCATTATAGATTTCGACCAGTGCGTTGTATGCTTCTGGTGATACTTTCACAACAGGGTTGTCCTTATCGGTTGCCGGCTGCTTCTTTCTTGCCGGAATGCGGATTTCAAATTCACTCACCGATACTTTCCTCCTTATATGATTTCTGAGCCGTTAAAAGCCCATTTAAAGCCTGTACATAGCTTGCCAATGTTCTTGCTTTATATGATTCTTCAATGGGATTGTCCGGGACTGTAGCAAGCTGTATGTCGATTAATCTCAATACTTCTTGAATGCGTTCGTCCATACTTACACCGCCTTAAAGAAACAATAAAGGTTATCTGATGCATCCCCGAACTTCTCTCCGTCGATATCTTCGGCTTTGTGGTATTCCACATGGTCAAGAGACATGTCGCAGTTTTCATAATCCAGAATGTAATCACCTCTGGATTGAAGCTCTCTGAGCAGTTCATTAATACATCCTGCTATCTCCAGACTGGGAAGAAGTTTCATAATTGCTATCTGTTTACTCATTTGGACACTTCCCATCTATCAGAAGTTCTAACAAGAAAGCTTTGATTATTCTGAGGCTTTCACGACTTTCCTTCTCATAAAATGGGTTAAAAGATACGTTTTGGTACAAATCCCATTCAAATTTGTCTTTGAGAAGGAGAACATCTTCTTCCCTTTTAACCCCTCTTACTCCCAAACCGTAGCCCGAAAAATCAAAGGTGATATTTGCTGTCGGAACTTCGTTCACAACTCTTTTACAAAGTTCATAAATTTCATCAATCTCTTTCTCAAACATCTTCTTATCCTCCTTATTTCCTACTGCCAGTCTGTTTTCATCTGGCGCACCGCCCATGCTGCCGAGATACCGAAAAAGATGTTCAGCCAAATAGGTATATCTACATATTTCCCGGCAAGCATACAAACAGCAATTAGCATATACTCTTTCATTTCATTTCTCCCATAATCCATGCCAGATTGCTTGCCACCAGTGCGGCGGCGGTTACAATCCATGCCGTGAACCATCTTTTTGACTTTTTCTTGCTTTCTTCGACAATTTCAGTCGCAAGCACTACTTCGATGTCAGCCCATGTTGGCTGATTTTCGTTTCTAATTTCGCTCATATCGTGCTAATTTCTCCTTATTTTTTCTTATTTGTCTTTACAATTAGCAGATAGAGAACTATAATGTATCTATCCACTAAGGTGTTTTAGTGGTGCAAAGCTCCGGGGTGGAGGTTCCAGCTCCCTCCGGGGCACTCACTTATTGAGAGCCTCTTTGCCTTTCCAGACATGACCGGTTACTTCATAGACTTTCCTAGGGCTTATGATGTATGTGATTCGGCCACCGGAAAGGCTTTTTGCTGGCTTGTTATTCTGCACAGCTACGCCAATCGGCAACCATCCATACACAATCCCTGCTCGGATTGCTGTAATAGGAAGTCCGATCAGTTGACTCGCATCGGCTACGGTCATATTCTCTGATGAGAACTCCGGCATCTGTGGGATTCCTGATATGATTCTTGCGACCTCTGCAGCGAACTGATGAATTTCTGCATTTTCTTTGATGTAAGTATCAACTTCGCTCATTTCATGCTCCTTTCATATTTGTTTTTATGAATTTTTTTTACCTTTGATTTCTTCTTTCTCTTTTGAGTTTTGAATGGAGATTTCTTTCCGGTAAAATGTGTAAAATTATTTGCTCCCATTATTTATCACCTATTGTATTTCCTTTCCCCTCTACCTATAATGCATTTACAGGCACCGACATGCCAAGTATAACGAAAGGGGAATTATATGGTTGAAACAATCACTCGACTGTATCACTGCCGCAAGATTCACAAACATGTGACTGTTTATGAAGAGTATGAGGTTTCTGGTAACAGTCGCCGCCTACTGCGGTGCTCATGTCCATATCATCAATACACGGAAATGAAGCCGCACTGTGATGGGTATAATGACCATGGTTTTCAATGTGGTTATGCAAAAAATCAATAACCAGGCTCACTAACTCATCCGGTCGCTCACTTGGCGATAGGTAACAGTAAAGCCGTAGGTCACATTTGCAACAGTCTCCACCAGATTCTTTGCAGTGTTGGCTGACGGCTTTGTTAAATTGTAATGCGTCCATCTATGCTCCTTTCTTACTTTCTTTCTGATCGGAATCGTCTTTCTTCTCAGAAAAACTTTCCGTCTTACCAAGAATGTATCCCTTGTCAAATTCTGACATATTAGGAATCGCGTTTTTCAGCTTTTCAATGATTCTTTTTTCTTTTTCAGACATGTACTCACTCCTTTCTTGTGATATACTCCCAGTAGACGGGAGGTGATATTGTGTATCTCAATAAAGAACAATTTAATTTCTTGAAATATCTTTCAAGCAAAGAAAAAATTGAATATTCTTCTCTATCGGAAAATGAAATCAAAATTTCAAATTTTCTTGAAGAAGAAAAATTGATTTCTGTTAATAGAGAATCTTTTCCTAAAATCAATCAAGGCGGTCAGGTCAGATATGCAAAAGGAAAAACTCTCTCTATTACGATTTCCGAACAGGGAAAATCTTACATTGCTGAAAGAAAACATGAATTTAAAAAGTTACTATTGAAAGATGTGGCTATTCCGATTATTGTTTCGATTCTTACCACCCTAGCACTAAACGGATTAAAACTGTTGCCACACTTGCTACAATTGCTGGAATCACATATTCCATAATCGGATGGCGTTTCATATTTTCCACCTCCTTTGTTTACCTTGTAAACACAGTATAGTCCCTTAGACAACATTTGTCAATACTTTTTTGTTGACTTTGTAAACATTTTATGATATTATATTTTCAGAAAGGAGGAATTAAATTGAAAGACAGGTTTAAAGAGTTGCGAAAAGAATTAAACGTAACTCAGCAAGAATTTGCAGACAAACTAAAGATAAGTAGGAATTTTGTAGCGCAAATTGAAATGGGAAGCAAAGTTCCGTCAGATCGGACTATTGATGATGTTTGCAGAGAATTTAACGTAAACGAAGAATGGCTCAGAACTGGAAACGGAGATATGTTTGTACCCGGAATTAAAGACAAACAAATTTCTGCCATGCTTGCAGACGTAATGAAATCTGGAGAAGATTCTTTCCGACACCGTCTCGTGTCTGCATTAGCCAGATTGGATGATGAGGGATGGGACAATTTAGAAAAACTTATTGACATGATTTCTAATAAGTAAAAAGAAAGACAAGGGCAATGCGCAAACCCTTGTCTTTTTTAATGTTATCCGATTAGCCTTTTCACAAATACATAAATCACTTCTATCCAATGATTATTCGTGCATTTTTCAACCATCTCAATAATCTCTTTCTTATAATCCATAAATAACCCTCCCTGTCGCAACTACCACTTACACTACAGTATATGTCCGGCTGTGGGAAATAGAACCGAACATTAGTTCGTTTTTGTCATTATACCACCTATCCCGACTCTTGGCAACTGCCAAATATACACATGGACTTTTGTTATTTCATACACAAACTTTGCAATCTCAAAGAAAATTATGCTTTCACAGAGGGAAAATGCGAGATCGCAAACTTTTCCACCGCCGTTGTTTGTATGTGGATACTTCTGGACAGAATGCTCCTGATATACCATATACGAATGAACTATCTGCATATCTTTCTGATTATTATTGGAAATTATCTTTTGTGGGGTATGTACAAGACTAAATACCTTATAGATCAGCAAGAGAAGTACAAAGCACTTAAAACATTTCTTTTTCATCTAAATCACTCTATTTCGTTCTAAATCTTTACAATATGCTCTTAAAATGATAAAATAAAAATACCACGAATAACCGTACTTTACATAACATTGCAAAATCAGCGGTGCAAAATACATAATCCGCATGAAAAGTGCGAAGCGTGGCGAAAACATATTAGGAGGGTGTTTATCATGGATGAAAAGAAAAAATATTGTAAGCACTGCGGAGAACTTATTGACGACGACTGTATAGTATGCCCTAAGTGTGGAAAACAAGTAGAGCAGTTGACTTCTAGCAACAGAGACATCATCATTAACAATTCTGCATCTTCCTCTGCGTCCTCAGCGGCAAGTTCAGGCGCGCCGTATATAAAACGGAAAATGCCATGGTATTTAAGTTGGTTTTGGATTTTAATATTGGGTGCTTGTTCTGGTGGAATTTATTGGATTGTAGGAATTGTAATGAGAGTAAATTGGAAATCACATAATTAAATAAAAAACCGCCCTGGCATTGGCGTACCGGGACGGCATTTATACATCTCCGAAGAAATGTAATATTCTGGCAAACATATTGTATCATCTTCGGAGCAGTCGAACAAGACAGAAAATTTGTTCGACTGTTATTTTTATACCTAAAAACAGCTACATAAAGAAAAGAGGAATAAAAATGGCGAAGAAAAGAAAGAAATATCCAAAATTGCCGAATAATTTCGGCTCTATCCGGTATCTTGGCAAGAACCGGAGAAACTGTTTCGCAGTGCATCCACCAGCTACACTGGGCGATAATGGTAAACTAAAACGTCCGCCGGCGATCTGCTACGTTGATGACTGGATAAAAGGCTTCACCGTCCTGACAGCTTACAAAGCCGGCACGTATCAACCCGGCATGGAACGGACTCTTGAGGTGTCTCCTACGACCGATATAGATACCCTTATAAGTCGCTTAATTGCCGACTACAATACAATCAAGGGCGTAGAGGGTAAACACCCGGAAATTAAGAAATTGACGTTTTCAGATGTATATGAACAGTTTTATGCGTGGAAATTTCCAGAGGGGACAAAACTGTCATATAGCTCAAAAGAAGCATACCGGACAGCTTATACAAACTGTACCGTTCTGTATAATCGCATATTCGAAGATTTAAAGGCTCCTGATATGCAAAAGGTTATTGATGACTGTAAGCTGAAAAAGCAAAGCCAGATGGCTATTTTGACTCTGTTTAAACAGATGTACAAATATGCAGTATATTCAGAAATCGTAACGGAAAATAAGGCGTTATATGTCCATGTCAACGCTGATAACGACACCGAACATGGAACGCCATTTTCTGATCAGGAGATGCAGGTGTTGTGGAATAATACCGACGATCTAGAAGTACAGCTCATTCTTATTATGTGTTACTCTGGTTGGCGAATCGGGGAAGTGTTAAAACTCACAACCAACCTGGAAGAGAAATACTTCCAAGGTGGAATCAAAACAAAAGCCGGTAAAAACAGAATTGTTCCGATACATCCTGCCATATACCATTTTGCTGAACAGAAAGTGCTGGCACAAGATGGAAAACTATGTGTATATACTCAGCAACACCATAGAAAAGCGTTGTTCTATCCTACACTGGAACGTTTGGGAATAGTCGGAAATCCGAAACACACGCCGCACGATTGTCGACATACCTTTTCTGCGCTGTGTGAAAAATACGGTGTCCGGGAGAATGACCGAAAGCGAATGCTCGGCCACTCTTTTGGTGGAGATGTTACAAACGCTGTGTACGGCCACAGAACACTGGAAGAACTCCGGACAGAAATAGAAAAGATAAAAGTTCCATTTGTGACTAACTGTGACTAACGGAACCCATTTTAATCTTTCTAAAACAACCGAAATATCATTATCGAAATGCCGGAAACCCTATTAAAATCAACGTTTTCAGCGATTTTGCAAGGATTTCCCACATTTCATTTTCATTATTCTAATTTTATTGATTGTGACTAACAAATAGAATTTAGAAAATTGCGCAAATGCCTGTAAATACAGCGTTTTTGGGACTATTATATTAGGAAATAATATTTTTATTTGTGACTAACGTGTGACTAACGATAACAGTCTAAAACTTCCGAAGTGATACCAAATATGTTTATAAATAAAATTCCCGGGGTTAATTCCCCGGGAGCTTTTATTTATAAATTTTTGAAATTCTGGTAAATACGCCCTTCGGGACAAACTCAAATACGAACCCATCATCATTCGGGTACGGGATTCTGACGAAGTACCATTTCAGCCCGGAACTGTCAGTTTCTGTGTACTTCATTACCTCTACAACTGCACCTTTTTTCAGCTTTGGAAACAGTTTAGATGGGCTATTTTTGTTTGATTTTGTATAGCATTTTGTGTCCTTTTTTATCTGTGCAATGTAGGCTCTTGTGTTCTGTTTTTTGACTGTATCCGAGTCTGAAACTGGCGTTGTATCTTTGACTAAACTGTAGTTTGGAGTGCAGAATTTTGTTCCCGGAAGGTTACTGTTGCAGTAACTTTTCTGACATACACCACCGCCATTTGCGATAATTGTAGAGCCACCAGAAGTGTTTCCTTCGACTGTCCAGAACCGATCTCCTGACACTTTTATTACGATTCCGGTGTGTGTAAATGTGCCATTCCGATAAAAAATAACAATATCTCCAACTTTTGGATTGCTGTTCAGAGTAAACAAATCTGCCATTGTCGGGCAGTAAACGTATGGCCAATGTTTTAAAAGTTTCTTTGCTGTGTCTAAGCCGAATGCTTTCATCATGCACCACGAAACAAACGCTGCACACCACGGCTGTCCCTGATAATCCGGCTTAATATCTCGCCAGTATTTTGTATAATTATTTTCTCCGGCGTTTGCCGTCTTGCTGTCGAGCTGACTATTGCTTGCTTTTTCAAGATATCCAACTTCATTCTTTGCGATCTGGATTAATTTGTCAATTGCGTTCATGCTCTTATCCTCACTTTCTGGAAAATATGTTTTTAATGCGTTATAAACAAATCTCTGCCTGTCCTTATATACTCCCACTTGATTCCCTGTGTCCGTCTGGCAGGCTGCATAGAGATTATCGAGTGTATATGGTTTCTGGGTCTTTGCTAAAATCCTTGTTACTGCTCCCTGTCCACCTTGGTGTCTAAAGTTCACGCACATAGCTTGCGCTCTAGTGTCCGTGACACCCCTTTTAAAGGCTTCATCTGCATAGGTGGCTAATTGTTCATCCATAAGGCTATCTTGGCATTTAACGCCAATTTTGGACGAAATAAGGGCAATTATGGTGTCGGCAAGCTGTGACACTCTGGAAATATTAAAGCATTCCCAATTTGCGGTCTGAACTTGTTCTAAAAGTCTGACCTTGTCTATCTTCTCCCACTGTTCCGGGTCAGCATCGTAAATCCGCTCCAGAAGCGTCTTGGCTTCGGTTGCGTACCATGCTCCTGCTCCAATCGTGATTGCGTGTTCATCTGAATTATTCTCATAGGCTTCCGTGAAGTCCGAATAATCCTGTTGTCCGTAAACCTGTCCGCCGGTTTCGACTGCGTAGATTATCTTTCTCAGGACGGCTTTCTGTTCATTTGTCATATCGTGTTGCTCCTTTCTGCTATTTCAGCTCATAGCCTCACGAAAAGGCTAGCTACGGTTAGGGCCGAGAGGTAGCTTTTTATGAAATTTTTAGTGAATTAAATGAGAAGACTATAATTTTTTTATTTCTATATTGAATTGAGCATATGAAAAGACAACACCTCTGCCCCAATTCCCGATTTCTATGGTTATGCTATTATCTGTCAGGTCACCTGTAACTGATACATTTCCATTATTTATTATCTCTGCGCGTTTTACTTTGTTATCCGACATACCGTAAATAAACGCCCCAAATTGTTTACTTTCGCTTCCAGTAAGCATTACAAATAAGCCTAGTTCTCTCATTAAAGTATTAGATGAATGTATTACTACTGCATTGTATGCAGTTCCATAATTCATAATACCCTTGCTGTAAATCGTCCCAGCCTTACTATTTAATTCATTAAGTGCCCCCAGAATTGTCTTGTTTTGTGTCTGCAAATTTTCAAATACTTTGTTTGCAATCTTTCCTATAATCCAATCTGACAACGCCGACAAACCAAGACGTTTGTTTGCCTTGCCTGCTGTATCAAGTACCATTACTTCATCGTTATCTGCGGGGTTTGTTTTTGTCGTATAATCTGTCCACTTTGGCATGACTGTTTCCTCCTTATACTAAATATTTGTCCCTGATATATTTTTTAACTGCATCAAGATGAGCCTGTACATCGTCATCCATCACAAGGAAATTCCCTTTATTGTTCTGGCTGACAACTTCTCCTGTTTCCTCGTTTACCTCAGAATAGGTGTAAGCAATGCGACTTCCTTCTCCGGTACTAAGATTCATAAAACTTGTTAAAATCTTCTTCATGATATTACCTCCATCTGATTGATAATGCTTAATCTGTCGTTAGTAAGTTCTGATTCATAATCTGGTTCCGAGACCTCTGTTTCTTCTGATTCATAATCTGGTTCCGAGATTTCTATATCTCTTGCGTCTGTATAAGCCGTATCTCCCGGGTCAGTAAATCGCATATGCTCATATTCAGCTTGTCTTGCTTTGATTTCGAACGAAAATTTAAGTCCCGGAGTTCCTTTTACAACAAAATAATTCTGCTCTTTCTCAGCTATCCAGCAGTCGCCCTCTCCTTCTCTTTGCAAGAACACATAATATTTAATGCCGACATTCGCAGATTCCTGAAAGATATCATCTATGTCAATCATACAAGTCCCGTCATCCGATATTACAGATTCACCGATATCTCCAAAGAATGGGGTTGACATTTCATAGCAGTAAAAGAGTTGCTCATCATAGTCTACCGTCGAAACTGATCTTGATTTTGTCCCGCTTACTTTCAACTTCCCTCTGATAGAAGCATCTGCAAGGTCCGTTCCCGTTCCGATGCTATAGAAATGACCACTGGCTTCTACGTGTGTGCCTGCTTTAACTTTTCCTGATGCTGAAACACTGCTCGCTGAAACGCTGCTCGCCGAAACGCTAGTATTAAACGAGGCTGAGCTTGCGTGTACGGTTCCTGTATAAAGATTGATTCCTCTGATTCGCGTTCCATACAACGTCCCGTACCCCGGCACATATATTCCTGTATTCGTCTCTGAATAGATTTCCCCAGCTGAAGCGTCTAGCGTTACTTCTCCATACGTGCCATTTGCTGAAAGCTTTTTATATCCAACTCCCCATCCAGCCAGATACCCGGTGTCAATATACGAGGCATTCAGATACACCTTGTTGTTATAAAGATATAGCCCCTGTGTTTCCCCGTTGTTGGTCAATTTATTAAAAATATCCAACTGGGTCATATCTGACGCGTCTTTGCCATCATCGCCTTTTTCTCCGTATACACCGATAACATGTGGAGTAGTGTTCACACTCGTTCCGTCCGTGTATGTGGTTGTCTGATAATTCCACAAATATCTTTTAGATGATGTTGGTGTCTGCACAGATTCCGTCCAACCTGATGTGGATGTTGTCACACCTGATGAACTTGAAGAAGCAAGGTAATGTTGCACAATTGCAGATACACCGTTTCCAGTATCGCCTTTTATCTTCGTCCAGCTGTAATCACTTGGATTTGTAGAATCATTCTCTTTAAAATCGGTATACTGCCCGATGTAAGTCTTGCCTGCACTATCAGACACTGAGAAACCTGTTTTTCCGTCAGAACTGGTCGCATAAGCAATATGGAGATAAGATGTTTGCCCGTTATCTCCATTTGTTCCAGGGATTCCTTGTGCCCCGTCCTTGCCTTCAAATCGACTCCATGTGTATTTGCCAGGGTCGTCGCTATCCGCTTCTGTATAGTCCACATAAGTGCCAATATAGGTACTTGGCGTTTCACTCATCTGACTGGAAGAAGTCGGGTTTGCAACAGAACTATATTTGATATGAAAATAAGATGTCTTTCCGTCCTGACCGTCTTTTCCACTTATTCCGTCTTTTCCATTTATTCCCTGAATACCCTGTAATCCCTGAATACCCTGTTTCTGTTTTGCAATTGCAAACTGCTTCTCAACAGAGAGATTATTATAAGAAACTGACACCGTAATAATTCCTGTATCAGATGAAAGTGCCGTTACTGTATATGTTGCTCCTGATTTTGAACCCGTAACCCCGCTTCCGGCAGTAAACGTTATAGTTGCGCTGTTTGTAACATTCTCATCGCCATACAACGCCGTCACCGTCGTTTTGCACTCAGGGAATGCTGTGTAATTACCTTCCGCATCCGTTGGAATACCCTGATACTCATTCGATAATGTTACATTTAGAGTCTTATATTTCTTCGCTTCTTCCGTAGCCGCATCCGTGGCAATATCGGATACGCTCTTGCCCTGCAAAGAAAATTCGGTGGCAAGAATATGAACTTTCCCGTTATCATCAATGTATAAGGTTGTTTGGTTGTCCTTATCAATAACCTTTATGCCTTTCGCATTGATAAATTTGCCTGCCAAAACGCCTGCAAGGATGTAATTTGCATTGATATACAGTTTCTTGTCCTGTATATAAATTCCCTGGTCTTCACCGCCGTTCGTCAGCTTATTAAATACTTCATCCTGTCCAAGGCTTGTATCATACTCTTTTACCGCATTGTCAATGTCGGTTTTGTCCACATATTTGAAATCAATCCAGTCAGTGTCAGTAAATGCACTGTCCGCTCGGCTTCTGACTGCTGTCTTGATAGAAGCTTCACCATCTGCCTTTGATGTGACCCAGAAATCTCCCATATTGTATGGTGGTTTGGGCTGTTCGAAATAAACTGCCGCTTTCCCATCAATCTTATCAAACAGATAGTCTGGTACTTCCTGTTCTACCCATTTATTTCCATCCCAACGCCAACGCGTGTTATTTGCAGTATTCTGCCAAAGATCTCCTTTGTGGACGTATTTTCCTTTTTCCCAGGTAATCAAAATCTCATTTCCGCCTACGTCCAGAATAGGATTGCCGTCAATGTCTGTCCACGGAACCTCTTCTGTTTCTGTCCATTCAAGCGCCGGGTCTGTATCCTGGCTCCAGGTCTGAATCTTACCATCAAGCTGCTCTTGGAGACTTTCTATCGTATCCGCAAAAACACCTTTAATAAATGTTGTAATTGCAGAATCATCTGTATATTTAGATGCTCTCACCCAGTCATCGGCGTCATAGCTTGCTCCTTCTGCCTTTGCCTTTTGACATTTAAGAATATCACCGGACCCGCCCTGAACCCATAAATCATCAATGTCATAAGGTGGCACCGGCTCTACTCCGAATATTCTCTTCTTTGCGTTTGCTGTGTTTTGTGCCTGTGCCGCATCAGCCAGAGCTTTGACCACCGCAGTGTCTTTTACATAATCCCACTTGTATTCGCCATTAATCTTTGCATATCTGTAAGCCTGTCCACCATATTCTTCGTTGTTTACGATGTAAAACAGGTCACCTAAGTGTTTCTTTTTGGTTGTATCATCTGTCCAAGCGGATGCCGGTTCATTGCTGCTATCAGGAACATAGTCTCCAAAGAATGCTTCTATCTGTCCGTCAATCTGCTCCTGGAGAACCTTAATCTGCGGAGAATACACTTCTGTAATAAATTTTTCAACCTCGGCATTTGCCACATTTTCTGGCGTTTTTCCTTTGATTGTGAGTTCTGTAGCATTAAGATTGACAGCCCCTGTCTCTGCGTCAATGCGGAATGTAATGTTGCCGTCATTGTCTTTTGCCGTGAATCCTCTTGTATTGATCCAATCAGACTGAATGCCGATTGCGTACAATATATTCAGAACTGCGTCTCCATTGGAATCAAATCCTGCTTTCCAGGTGTTTCCACCATCAACTGAAAGGAAGAATCCATCTACACCTGTTTTATAAATCACTTTTGAATCTTTCAAGGATGGTTTATCATGACGATATGATATTGAAGACCCGTCCGGCCGAATTTCCTCAGTAAAATAAAATCCAAGTGTATTTGCAGCTAATTCGTTCATCTGCTTTAATTTTGCATCGTACGCGGTGATTTTCTTTTCGGAATCTTTCTTAAGGTTATCAACCTCTACCTGCATGCTATCGGGATAATCTGCATCAATATCTTCCATGCTTTTAGCATTACATGCAAAACTTGTGCTTCCAGAAAAAGCAAAGTCTACATCTGTCAGATATGAATAGTAAATATTGCCTTTAATGTCGGAAAATGTAATTCTATCTCCAAATGTGGCGTATCCGATTGCTATGCTGTCACAAGAGAATGGTCTTAATCTCATGCCGACCAGTTCTTTTCCAATCAAATCTACACCGACTTGCTCATTTCCTGTCAGAAGCTTGTTGTCAATCGTGATGACGTACCCATCCGTGCCGTACTTATATTCTGTTTCATTATTCACATATTTGACCCCGGTGACAACTACATCATCAACATCATAAGTAAGGTTATTGATAAAATTGGGCTTAAATCCTTTTCGCTCGAGAATTGTCTCAATCTCGTTACTATCAATGTCAAGAATAGTGTTTCCGTCAATGTCATACCATGGAATTGTTTCCAAGGTTATGGTATCAACACCATCGTCAAAAGTGATAATTCGCAAATTATCGTTTTCGTCAATGCGAGCGTTGCCACCTGCCAAAGCTGCAACCATACCAATTACTGCTCTAAAAGTGGTGTTCTCGGGCTTCTTCTGCACCTGATAGTCTGCGTTTTTAAATGTTGCGTCACCTAACACAATCCCGGTCTGCTGACAGGCATCTTCTAAAACCTCTCTGACAGAGCATGGGAAAACAAGGTTTGTATTGTATCCTGTCTCTGCCTTGCTCATATAGTCCAGCAAAGTGAGATTAATCTCATCGGACGTGGCAGGTTTTTTTGATACAATGAATGTGCCGCGGCGAATGGTTTCTAATCTATCAGATAGTTGCAAATTTAAAAATAGGGTGAACTGTGCCCCGGCAAAGTTGTAGTCAGAGAATCTATCATCATCATTGACCAGTGCCAATGTTGCTGTCTTTTCAATGGCTACACCTATCGGGAAATCACCGGAATCAGAAGAATCCACAATGCCGTTTCCGTCAAGGTAGAAGTCTTCTTTTCCCAGGTTTAAAGTTGTCCCATCACGCAGCACCGCATTCGCCGTAACATAATAGTTACTATTTAAGAGGGATTCTGTTTTTAACTGATTTGTAACATTAATCATACCGGTCGAACACTCCTTACATTAATAGTTAATCCCGTCCATCGTTCTTCGTTATCCTTGAGCGTTTGCGCTGCCATGTTGAAATTAGATGCATAGAACGTTTCATCAATCCATTTGCCGGGTGTCCGAGGGTCTTTGTGATGAAAAGTGAACTGGCTTTTATTAATCATAGAGTTGAGAATCGTTGCAATCTCTCCCCATTTAAGCTCGCCCCATTCCATGTCATATCCGGCGATAGTTCCCATTGGAGTGTTGTGCATAACAAGATCCTGACTTCTCTTAGAGCTTTCTGTTGATGTAGTTGCGAACACTGGTTTATATGTGTCAGGGGCCTTTATAATGACCCCGTCAATCTTAAACTGTTCCTGTGCCATTTACACACCTCCTAACAAGAATGGATTCTGACCGCCATTTCTACGTCTCCTAAGTTCTGCTTCATCAATGATAATGTCTAACAGTTTTCTGCCAGATGCATTAACTGTAACATTGTAGGTATTTCCATCTCCCTGTCCTTTTCCTGATTCCTCCCGGACAATCTGACGTAACAGGCTTTCCGGTGCTTCCAAGTTATTACCCTTTTTCTGGTCGCCTAATACCGCAAGGAATTCGCTTCGTGGTGGAATAACTGCGCCACTGGCCAGATATGGGATAGTTCCGATACGTGGAAATGTTGCATGAAATCCAATAGTCTTTGAACCAAACGGTGTTGGAACAGTCCAAGGCCCAAAGGAGAAAGCCGATTCAATTCCGCCAATCGCACTATTAATCATTCCGACTGCGCTATTAACAATGCTTATTGCTTTATTAATTGGCTTTTTAATAAAGTCCACAATTCTCTCGAACGCAGATTTTACTGCATCTCTGGCGGCGTTAAATTTATCAGTAATAGCAGTTTTTATTGCTTCGACCTTAGTAGATATAAAGGTAGTAACGCTTTTCCATACTTGGGATGTTTTATCCTTTATGTTATCCCACACGCCTACGACCTTAGTCTTTATTGTATTAAACACTGTTTTTACTGTGGTTTTAAGAGCGTTCCATAATCCAGAAAGAGTCTTTTTAATCGCATTCCAGACCGTCGAAGTTGCTGTTTTGATCGCATTCCATGCAGTGTTAATAACACTTTTTATTATACCCAGTGCACCTTTTATTATGCTTTTAATCGCACTCCATGCACCCGATATAACGTCCTTGATAAGATTCCATACTCCACTTGCAATTTCTTTTATTCCCTGCCAAGCCAGCTTCCAGTCTCCCGTAAAGACACCAACAAGAAAATCGATGATTCCGCTCAGTGTATCTGCCACATCACCGATTATTTTAATCAGTGATTTTATCACTTTCATTGCTGTAGTCCCCACAACATCAATTATCTTCGCAACAACCGGAAGCAAATTCGCGATTATCCAGTTAATTAAAGGAGCTAACACCGATTCCCATAGAAGTTTCAGAGAATCAATGAGTTTTCCGAGAAATGTTTCTATCTTTAAAATTGCGTCCCCTAATGGTCCCTCTAATAGCCCTTTGAATTGCTCTGCCAATCCTTGTAGAACTGGAAGAATATAGGTGTTGTATCCAGTTATCAGAGTCTCAAATATGCTTGATAATCCATTCGCTATAGAATCAAAAAACGGTTTTATATGTTCATCGTATAACCTCGATATTGCGTCGCTAAGGGTTTGAATAACTGTTAGAACACTACTTGTTACGGTTTCTATTACTCCGAGGCTACCCTCGATTGCTGACTTTAAAATGTCCTTATTGTCGATAAAAGGCTGCGCAATCATGTTCAGAATATCTCTGCCAAGTTTCGCAGCTGTTTCCGTAAGAGCCATTCCAATTTCAGCAAAGATTCCAATTAAATTCGCTGTAATTTGTTGCGCAGTTTCTCCGCCAAAAACTGAGAAAACATCGGCAAAAGCAACTGCAAGGTTTCCGCCTATTTGTGCAATTTCAGAGCCGATATTAAACATATCTATCAGATAGTTTTTTATTCTTTGTACGTTTTGACTCAGAAACTTCTCGATTCCACCTATGATGTTTTGCGCAATTGTCAATCCAATTCTGGCGAATGAACCAGCAACTTGCCCAATTGCATATGCATATGAATCGAAAAAATTATTTGCTGCTTTGGTAACTTCCGGGTCAGTAAAGATATCCTTTAAAGATTTCCATATGGAATCGAGATCCTTTTTTATTCCGTCAAAAATTGGCTCGTAATCTCCTAATCCATCCCAGAATCCTTTTGCAATTAACTTAGCCAGCTGCTTAAATCTGTCGATTATCTTTTTTAGCGGTTTTGACATCTTATCAAGAACCGTCTCGCCCTCTGCTACCTTTCCGTAATCAACATTTTGTACAGCATCTTTCATCTGATCTGCAAGTCCGCCAGTTGCGCCCGGTACTTTTGACGATGAATCCGCACTTTTATCCGTTGAGTAATTATTTATTTCGTCGAGAGGACTAAGATATCCTTTTGCCGCCTTAGTAGCTTTCTTGGTTGCGTCCGCTGTATCATTTGTTGCATCTGCCAGCTTTTCGGCATTGTCGGCAGCATTTCCATATTGGTCTGCCGTATCAGCTATTGCATCTGTCCCGGCAAGACCTGCGCCACTTGCACCTGTCTGACCAGAAGATTTTTTCCCGGTGATTAACTCCGTAAATGACTTGAAGGCATTCGCCAGAGTTGCCAGTTTGCCCAGTAAAATATTAATAACTCTCAAAACGGGAGTGAAGAGATTGATTAATCCCTGTCCGACTGTTGCCTTGAGAGATTGCAACTGTAACTGCATCACTCTGACCTGGTTCGCCCATGAGTCAGATGTTCGAATGAAATCACCAGATGCGGCAGACAACTGTTTCTGTACAAAAGCCAAGCGGAGAGCCACTTTCTCCTGTTCAGTCATGGCGGATGTGGTTTTACCATAGCCATTTGCCAGCGCGAACTGGTCAAGCGCCGACTGGGTCATTACCACACCGAGGTCCTTGAGTGTTTCCGTTTCACCTGTAAACACTGATTTCAGTTTGATATAAGCCAAGTCCTGACTGATGTTGTAGAATGATGCTACATCACCAGTCAGCTGCGTTAGAGCCGTTGACATGTCGTAAGCCTGTGCTTCGGAGAAACCGAACGACTTAGACATTGCTCCGAACGTTCCGACATACTGTTTTGCCATGGTTTCTGACAGTCCGGCAGAGGTCATAGCATTCTTTGCAAATTCGTTTACCTTGTCCGACATGGTTGTGAATGTAACATCGACCACGTTCTGCACTTCGGCAAGGTTAGAGCCGAGTTCTACGCATTCCTTACCGAACTGCGTCAGTTTTCCAATCGCAAATGCTCCGCCAATCAGTACGCCTATTTTTTTTACTACGCTGCCAAGTCCGTTAAAAGACTGCCTGATTGCTGATACGCCGTTTTGCACGCCTGATGTGTCCATTCTGGTATCAATAATGACTGAGCCATCAGCAGCCATGTGTCCACCTCCTAACTATTTGAGGTTCAACATCTCATTCAGCTTATCTTTATAAGCTTGCTCCTCGTCGCTGAGACGTGTTTTTATGTCAATTATGTTTTTATTCTCTTGATAGAATTTCTTTTCCCATTTATCGAACTTTTCGCCCTTTGCTTTTTTTGACCGGATTCCAACTACGGTGTTGAACAGGCACTCGCCAGATTCCATAAAGTATCCAAAAAACGTCCACCAGTGCATATAAGGTACTGATCTGATTTCTTTACCAGCAACCTTGTTCACAGCCGGAACGATCATATCTCCATCCTGTTCCCAGTCCATCAAACGGGGTTTGGGCTTGTTCGGGATATCATCGAATTGACCACAATCAATAAACTCGCAAGCTTTCTGACAAGCTTCTGTAAGATGTTCCAGGGGTATGCTTTGCCAGTCCTCAAACAAAATCTGTAACATAACAACAGCTTTCGCCTGTTCGTCCAATTCTGGGTCATTCATGGCGACCAGAATGTCAATAATTACTCGAAAATCCGTTCTGATAGAAAAATCCACCCCACTGATATTTAGTGAGGTGGGCAACTCATAGGCGGTCATTTTGTATACTTCTCCGTGTACTTATTGACCACTTCCTGCATTTTTTTCTTTCTCTTTTCAATCTCTGGAGTAAGTGCTTCATTGATTTTGTCAAGGACGATATAAGCGAATACCTGACCATTTCCAAAAACAGTTGTTGCGGTAATTGGTTCTTTAAATAAATCCTTAGATGCTTCATATCCGAGCATATAATTGATTTTGTCCTCAATCTGCTTATTAATCTCAGCCATCTCTTTGCTGGAAGAAACATTTTTAACAGATTCCTGAGCCTGCTCAAAGAAAGTTTCCAATTCTTCCGCTCTTGCTGCAACGTTAATGTCGGTAGGGTTCAGCTTAAATGAAGAGAACACTTCACCCTGCTTGTTCGTGAATGTGAAAAGAAGAAATCCATCATCAATGTTTGTATTAATTGTTTTTGCCATTTTCTATATCCTCCTAAAAATTATTCGCTGTCAGCTGTAAATGTGCCGGAACTGATATCAAATTTTCCTTTTACTCGTTCGCCGGTATAATTGACGGTAAACGGAATCTGATAGCCAGATGTATCACCGCCGTAGGAGGTCGGCACAACGTAGCAGTCCTGCTGATATGCTTCATACTTGCCTGCTGTGGCTTCTGTCCAAAGGTGAACCTCAACTGCTTTTGTTTTGAGGTTATCGTCTTTGAGACGTCCATCTACAATCTTCTGTAATGCTGTAAACAGATCAGAAGTAGTGTCTGCATAGAATGGATCAGCGTCAGAAGAAACTTCGTAGCCGTTATGTTTGAATGTGGATTCTCCAAGAATGTTTTTAGAGGTTTCGGTGTCTGGATTGAGTTCAACATTGTACTCTTCCAGATCTTTTCCAAGACGTTCATACTTCGGTGTCAGTCCTCCACAGAGAGAACCTGCATCGATATAATGAGCCATATATTTACGGTCAATTTTGCCTGTAACTGCCATAGAAATGTCCTTTCTGCCTATAACTTTTAAAAGGCTGTGTAGGTTAGCGACTATCTCCGATTGATAGCTGGTTGTTACTTGTTATATTACTTCATAAGTATTTTCGTAGCGTACCGTTAATGGTAATAACCAATCCTGTACACCACTCTCCTGTGGTTCTAAACCATAGGAATTATCACGTGTGATACGTTTTATCACTCGCCCCTGAGAAAGCTCAGGAAACGCATTTAAACGTGTCTCAGAGCCATTTATGATAACTGGTTCTCGGCATATCCATTTACCGAGATTATCTAGGAACTTCTGAACGGATAGCTTCTGCCTTTCCTTGTCGGATGCTGTGCGATATACCACGTAAAATGGGTACTGGCATACCTGGTGCATTACGCCACAAACATCTTCTTTTTCTGAATAAATCAAAGCTCCATTATCTGCCGAGAACGCAATTCCTGATTCCTTGCCAAGTTCTTCAAACTTGATTGTTTCATTTTCATACAGTCCCGGATACTGGTTCAGAAGTGCTTTCATGGCATCTGTCAGAATTTCGTATCCGGTTGCGTCTTTTCCGATAGGTTTATCTGCTATGCCTGCCACCTCCTGCCTGTGCTTTTACTTTGCGAACCCATGTGTCACCATATTGCCGTTTAGCGGCATCAAACCACTTTGCCTGTGCCCGTGGGTGAGCCTGTTTGGTGTATTCAAGATTTTCCTTTGCGGCTGTCCGACCAGAAAACTGACTAACGAGAACTTTCTTTGCTCCACGTCTTGCGTAGGGACTTCCAGTTGCTTCATCAACCATTCCTTTCCCCTCGTACAGAAAACGTCCATAAGGAGCCGCCGCCGCGCATACTTTCCCAGTTCCTTGTAAGGATGTACTCTCAACTCTTGTTCGGTTGATAAAGTCCCCTGTAATCATCGGCATAAACGGCACCATACTGTCCATAACCATTCCATCAAGGAGATACTGGGCTTCTTGGTACTGTCTGGAGAACCTGTCCATATTTAACTTGATTTTCATATCTCCATCGACTACGGAGAATCCTTTAAAATGATGAATCTTACTCATATCACTTACCTAGAATCTCAAAGTGTGGAATCAGTGTATATGGACCGCCTACACTGGTAATCTTAAACACATTATCCTTGTTCTCGTTCATGTACTGGTAGAATCCATTCCGATAATCACCATCAGATACCGTTCCACCAGTCCACTCACCCTCCCAGAAGAATGACTCGTCCGAGAATGTGATAGTGTCTTCCAGAGCGTTGTTAATCTGCCTTTTCCACTCTTTAACTGGCACCCATGGGAGAATCTTGCCGTCTTTATCAGCAATGGTTATATCGCCATTCTGGACAGTATAATGGATGTGTAACTGCGCGTTGTCTGTTGCGTCTGGCCCGTACTTTTTGAGGATTGCCCCTTTGTCCGTAATGAGGTCGACACCGGATAAAACATGAGGATACCAGTACGCATCTCCTGTCGTGGCTGATTCATAATAATCAAAAATCGTCACAGTTTTGCTATACATGATACCCTCTCCTTAATTATTCTTTCTGCACTGTCTGCTTGAGAACCTGATTCACACCAGTAGCCGACAATCCATTAAACATACCGACCGCAACTGCCGTGATGTAATCCGTTGCTGGAAAGTCCGGGATAACTCCCATCCCGACCGCTCCGAGAATCCCGCCAATAACCGCCATGATTACTGGAATCCATTCATCAGAGATTCTTTTTGATGCCTTACAGCCCATACCCACGATGTAGCAGATCATAACGATTGCTATACATGAGCCAAGTGTTGAAATGTCCATCATTTATCACCCCTTAACGCCTGAACAGCATTCATAAAATTAGCTGTATTTTTAGCCATTTTCTCAATATTTTCAGGCTTTTTAAGTTCTTCAATAGTTTCATGGAATGCCTGTTTCACTTCGGGGTTTTCTCTAAATATCTTTTTCATATTTTCTCTTGAGCACTCAAGACAAATATCTGTACTCCAATGTGGTTTAAGTTCTTTCCCGCATTGTCTGCATTTCATACTCACACCCCCGCATATAATACTGGTATTCCATCATCCGTCCTTACTCCCATCAGAAGCGGTAAAGCCGTCTTAAGAAGTAAGTCGTTCGTTTTCTGTACGTCCCCAGCGGCGGTATACACCGCACTCCATTCCTTTGCACTCGCTCCAATCTGCTGAGGTGTGGCGTAGGAAATGGATTCACTGCCAGAGGATACAGAGGTTACAATGCCTGTCGTGCTACCACCGGACCCGATTGTGGTTGATGCTCCACTAGCGGCGGCATTGGTAGCATTCTTCTCAGCAAGCTCAATCTGATACATTAATTCAGCTAATGAACAGACCGCCTTTTTGATACGCTTCTGTGCGTGCTCATTTTCCGGCAGTCCATCCACCAGTCTGTCAAATGTCATTGTGTCCACGAAATCACTGGCTCTTTCTGCCAGTCGTGGAAAGTCGGTTTCTGGCACGACATTACCGAATGATTCTGTATAGAATTTATAATCTGCATAAGCCATGCCAGTTACCTCCTGCATTTATGATTTCGCTGTTACGCTTGCACTTCCGGCGTTCAGCGCTTTGTATGTTCCATCACACTCAACCACTGTGATCTTCTGTCCGGTTGCCGCTGTGATATCGGCTTTTCCATCCCAAGTACTCCAGTTTCTGAGGTTCTGTCCATATCCAACAGTTACTGCATCTGCTGCAACTTTGTATTTATACACATTGCCAGCGTTTTCTTTAGCCGGATTTACAGTGATTTTTGTATCACCAGTTGCTGTTCCTTCCGCAGATGTTACTGTCAGAGTGCCGAGCGTTGGTGTTTCGTCAATGGTAATTACTGCAATTGCATCAATGTACTCTGCAAAAAGAGTAAGTCCCATAACCGCAAACGCTTCGGATACTGCTGTGTGGTAGTTGCCCTGTGTATGGAATCCGATCAGGTTTGTTTCGCCAGATACGGTATACACAAGACCTGCTCTCGCAAAGTCAGACTCGTTCGGGTCTACATAGTAAAGTACGATGTTCTCAACAGGGGTAGCAATAACCTGTCCTCTCGGAATCTCGCTGTCGGACAGTAAGAAGATTGTATTGAATCCCATAAAGTCCTTCATGTATTGGAATCCGAACTGATTCTGAATAGTGATCTCAGCTGCTCCGAGATATTCATATACGTCCAGAATGTTGACAAATCCAACAACGCCAGTCACATTTCTGTGCATCTGTTTAAATTTGTTTTCAACACGACCCTTAGCCATTGCCAGAGCCATCTGGAATGTTGTTTCTGTGGAAGTAAGTGTACCGGTTTTCAGATAGTCATAGAATCTGCCGGTAACATCAGTCTGAAGCTGGAAAAGAAACTCGTCATCAGTCATCTGAACAGCGTTCTCATAACCGTGGTCCTTGATTGCTTCGATAGATACAGCCTTTGCGTACTTTTCGATAGTCATTTCCGCATAGGTCTTTTCTTTTACGGTAAACTTGCTGTAAGGGATTTCCTCACCCTCACCAACATTTCCACGCTGTAAAGTACCCTCTGCGTATTTGGACTTGAGTACAGCACCCGGCTGCTTTTTGATAGGTCTCATGATACCCAGAATCTCACGCAAGTGTTCCCAGTTTCTTTCGAATCTGGTAACAAAATCAATCTCACGTGCCGTTACCTGGATATCATTAGTCATAATAAGATTTGTTTTTGCTGGCATAAAAAATCCTTTCTACCCATAATTGTTAAGGTATTGGGTTAGCGGCTATACTCTGGCGTATAGTCGGTGTAAAAAAATCACTGGAATAACTGGATGTTCTGAGCAATTGCAGCCTGTCTCTCGGACGGGTCTTTGATTGCTTCGATATCTTTCTTTGTCATGTTTCCCGGTGTCTGCTGCTGTCCAACATGAGTGGTAAATCTTGCCTGATTCTGCTGAGCCTGCTGCTGAGATTCATCCACAAAAGCGGATGCGTCAGACTGTTTCATCTGTTCGATCAGGTCGTTTAATCCAAGGATTTTGCCATCTTTCAGCTTCAATCCGGCTTCTTTAACGTCTGCCATAACAGACTTCTTTGCAGCTTCACTGGAAAACTTAACATTGTCGAGTGCCGCTTTGAGTGCGTCTGAGAAATCACGGTCATAGATTTTCGCGTTGAATTCTTTCTCTGCATCTGCCGCTTTCTGTTTCCAAGTCTCTAACTCACTTTTAATATTTGCCGGGTCGATACCGTCAAAACCTTTTAAGGTTTCTTCTGCTGTCTCAGCACGTTCTTTCCAGTTATCTCGTTCTCCCTCAACTTTTGACAGAGTTTTCGCCACTTCCTTTGCGTTCTTGTAATTCTCAGAAAGTGCTTTCTTTACATCTGCCTGTTTATCCTCCGGGATTTCAATTCCAAATGATTTTAAAGTGTCAATAAGTTTCTGCATAACATCCTCCTGGTCGTGTTTATTGACCTGCCGCCGCAGGTAAATGGATTAAGCCAGTTAGACCACTGGCAAGGTAATCGGAAAGGCAGGAATCGAACCTGCGACCTCACATTTACAGTGCGATCTACCACTGAGCTACATTCCATGCCGCCTATAACGGCCAACCCTCTAAAAAGAAACTGGGGTGAATTTCACTTCTTTCGCTATAGCGTAAATCCACCTGAGACATAGACCACCTGTATACAAACAGCTTAACTCTAAGCGGATTAAAGCGGAGCGCCCGGAATCGAACCGGAGACCAGAGTGCGACTCTGTCAGTTTTCCACTAGCGTACATTCCACATAACCCGGATTCCCGGGTTAGCAAGGTGTTTAACGTGTCATGCCTGCCACGAGTTGTTTCGGATATTTATTTCTTTTTTAAAAGAAAAGTATGAATAACAAAAACCTTAATCAAGGAGGTGAGCCATCTTGCGTGCCAGATGGCAAATACGCACGACAGGATTCGAACCTGTTCAACTTTCCGTTAAAGCGTGCGTACCAGCTACTAAATTAAAGGAAGGAGGATTAAAACGAAAATGTCAAAAACAACCGTTTTACTTGTGCTTCCTGCTGCACAATTACATTATAACAGATTTCTTTTAACTACCTCTCTACCACTTTTGTGTTTTTAGAGCATATCACGGAGTTTTTCTACGTATCTCTTGACAAGATCACGTTCTTCCCGGCATTCTGCATCCTTTGACATATCACTCATTTCTGTTGTGAGTTCGTCAAGATGTTCTTCCAGAGCGGCAAGCATCTTTCTTTTGCAGTCCTCAGACTTGCCGGAACGATAGCTCTGTTTCTGCGTCATGTAATCGTCATAAGCATCTCGCCCATCAGAGCGGCTGTAATGCCCTCTGACATAATGTTCACCCCTTCTGGCATAAGAATTACCCCTGTCGTAATCCGGCATCATTCTGCCATCATTTGAGCTGTATCTCCCCATGCTGTCACGCTTTCTTCCACGTTCACTGTAATCGTCATTGTATCCGCCACGCATCTCATCAAGGACAGTGTTATAGTACTCCACTTTCTTGTCCCAGTACTGCGTGTTCTTTATGTCTTTGTACATATCAATCAGTTTGTATGTCATTTCCAAGTTCCCAGTGGTCAGCCCATTATCAGCAATTTTGGACAGCTCGTCTTCGATTCTTGCGCATAAGTCTTTAATATCTCTCATAATCACACCTCCTACGCTTCTCTGGTCACAACAATGTTCGCGTTCGCAACAGAAATAGCCTGATCGCTTGTGTTTTCTACCGCGATATTAACGCAGCATCCGCGAGGCACATCAATATAGATGCCAGAGGACACATTATTGTACTGATTTACTGCTGCCGGTGTGGAAATCATCTGGGAAGAAAGAACCGGCTCACCAGAGATTGCAATTGCCAGAGAAATAGCTCCGACAGTACCGCCTGTTGGAATTGCGATATTACCAGAAAAATCCACGAAGAATCTCGCTTTACACTGGTTAGTCAGTCCTCTTAGAGTGATGATTCCGCTTTCCTCTCTGTGCTGAATGCAGTTAGAACCCTTAACTGCTGTATTTGAAAATACTACGTTTCCATTTGCTGCTACAGTCTGAGCAGCCACATTCGTAAATTCTGCCATAAAAATACTCCTTTCATATCACAAAAGGACAGGTCTCAGCCTGCCCCTCTGTGTAATAACGGCATAAGCCGACATCCGAAATCAATCGAAAGATACTCTCGATATGAAGTTATCAGCAATTGCATCCGGTGTTGCATCCGCATCCACATCCGTAATATGTGTTCGGGTTAGGAACCTGATATGCCGGAATCGGTGCTGGATTGATTGCATTAATGAGCTGCTGTGTCTGAGAAGCCATTGCAGTTGTGAGAAGTGCGCTCTGGCGATCCTGAGATGCAGCACGTCTGAGATCATTATTCTCAGCCTGCAGACTAGAAATCTTTTCATTGCAAAGATAGTCAAGAATGGCTCTTGTTCCTGCATTCTGACTGTCAATAATGTCTCTTGTGTTACTGTTCATTGTGTTCTGCAATGCGCAGGTATTCTGTGCCATATTGTAATTTACGCCCTGAATTGCTTCTCTGGTTTCGCAGCAACAGTTCGCAAGCTGTGCCTGTAAAGCATTGGTATTCTGCATATTAGCCACAGTATCGGCATTAATAGCCTGCTGGATTCCGAAGCCGGTCTGCATGATGTTGGTGTTGATTCCATTGAATCCAGTAAGCATACCGTTATTCATGGCATAAAAGCCATCGCACAGGCCACTGTTGATTCCGTCAAGTTTGCTGATTACTGCGGAGTTATCGAATCCTCTCTGAATGTCTGCCTGGGTAGCTGCTGTGGCTGCATATCCGCCGCCGTTGCCATTATTGCCCCAGCCGTTGTTTCCCCATCCGAAGAAAGCAAAAATGAATAAAACAATAATCCACCAGCTACCATCTCCGCCAAACATGCCGTCATTATTTCTACCGTTTCCAGTAGCGGCGGCGATATCTGCTAAGCTATAATTTCCATCCATAATATAATCTCCTTTTTTGTGTATTTACATCAATCTGGCCAGATTGTAATGTACTATTTCATTCCTTTCAACATGTGTTGAAACTGTCCTGCCATCTGCTGAACCTGATTAAGCTGCTGCTGAGAAATCTTTCCAGACTGCAACATTTTCTCAACTTCTGCTTTCGGGTCTCCCTTAAAATTCTGTTTAAACTGCATAAACTGCTGCATCATCTGCATTGGCCCGTTTCCCTGTGGCATCCCACCACCGAGGGCATTGAATAATGGATTACTCATCTGCGTTTCCTCCCTTGACTGCTGATTCCTGCACGGTATTAGCCCTAACAGGTTCAGAAAAAGAATTTAATCGGTTTATGATAGCTTCGTATTTACCCTTTAAATCGTCGTATTCCTGTCTGGTGACATATTTACTGTCCATGTTCTGAACAGGCTGCTTAGGTGGCATCTGAGTGCCTACTTCATGGTATTCAAACGTCCGTAATGGTTGTGGCATACCAGAAGCGTCTGTAGATTTTATGTAGAACTTTTCGCTCTCTGAATCCATCAGTAAAACACTTGTCCCAGGTGCTACTAGATAGGATTTTGCACCGACTTCGCCAGATACCCACAGGATACCATTGTTATTCTGTTGCGGTTGTTGCGCTGGTTGAACTGGCATCTGGACAGGCTGTTGCTGGAACTGGTTCATCTGCCCCGGAACGCCAAAACTATATTGATAAGGATTGTTATATAATGCCATCTCGTACACCTCCTATGACTTATTCTATGACTTATTCTATGACTTTCTATGACTATTTTTACATAAAAAAAGAGCCTTAGACAGTTCGTCTAAGACCCATATAAGTATCTGAAAAGTATCAGCACACTTTAATTATTTTATTATTCACCCTCCGGCTTAATCGCTTCGCCGTAGATATACTCACATTCATCTGTTCAGCACAATATTCGAGCGTATATTCCTTGCATCTCAATCGGAATAGTTTTTCTTCATCCGGTGTAAAATTGCACTCTATCAAGAATCTATCTATATCTTTCTTAGTGAACACATATAATTTCATGAGCATACCCCTTACTAATGCTAACGCTGATTCTGTGCAAGATAATTTGTAAGCTTCTGTTTTGTTTTTTTTAATTCTTCTACATTATTCCCACTGATCTGACTATCCAACATGGTTGATAGCACTTCCAAAATCAATGAATCACGTTCTGCAATTCTCTGAAGGCTTTCATAATCTCGTCTATCATGCTCTTCCAGTGTCTCTACTCGCTTATTAAGTCGGAATGCCGGTGTAATCCATTTAAAGATTACGGCTGCCGCCCCTCCGACAATAGACACCCCTCCGCAAATAGAGAGGAAAATCTGTACAAATTCTGATATGCTCATTTATTCTCCTTTTCCCAGTAATATACTGGGATCTCATTACCGCTATTCCATGTATCAAAATATTTTCCCTCTTGTACTGTCACTACATGGCCATCTATGCAGAGAATATATGTACCTGTCGGATGGTCTGTACAAAAGTCATTGACTGTATAGATATATCGCTCTGACTGTTCTATCAGTTTGCGCCTGTATCCATGCTTATAAAGGTACGCGCCCCAGACATAATTTGCACTTGGCATATCTGACAGAGCACACGCCTGTATCATTAATCCGGCAAATACTGTTTCCCAGTCGAAGCCAGTTGCTTTGCATATTGCCCGGACAGCACAATCTCCGACTCGATTACCGGCAGGATTCGGATTGTAATATTCCCATCTATCCATTAGTCAATCCCCTTTGCTGTCTTATATCTCTTTGCCGCTCCTCTGGCTTTTGCGGCGTTCTGGCGGTTCCACTTAGCAATCATAAGTCGGTCTTGCAGTTCTCTCAGGTCGTTTTGCTTGCAGTAATCTTTGTATGCAGCATTTTGTTTCTGCAAAAGATAAGACTTCCGGTCAAGGTCTTGCTGTAATGCGAATTTAGCCTTTTCATTCGGTGCATTGTCAACTCCTGCTTGCAGTCCGAGAACTTCACGCTTCGTTTTGCGGATTCTCCGTTCATAAGTACGTTGCCGCTGTTCTTTTTCGTACTGCTTACCTTTGTCGGCTTTGTCCTGTGCTGATAATTCTGCATAGGGATTAAATTCTCCGTCACTGGCTCCAAAACTGTGCCGACAGTTGATGCCTGACAGTCCACTTGCTGTTCCATATCCGGTCAATGAGAACGGTGGAAATTTCTTACTCTTGCCAGAACGGGAGTATATCTTTCCTTGCCACCATGAGTGATTTCCCGGATCCTGACCGCCGTCACCTGTTCTGGCTCCCATATGAGCACTGACCAGAATCAAATCCCAGTCCATTTCTTCCATGCGCTTTAGGGATATGTCTCCCGTAGCCTGCGCCACGCCAGTTCTAACGGAGCGTGCTACTGCTGTTTCAATGGTGTCTTTTCTGCCAGATGGATATGTAACAGTAACACCATCGCTCACAACGTTATTAACTGCTTCTTTAATGGCTTGTGTATACCCAACCGCCCCGGTCATTACATGATTATATGCAAGGTCGCATTGCTCGATATAGAGCCTCTGAGCGGCACTTGCGGTTGTTCGTGTGAAGTTCTTCCACTCGCCCATAGTCGCAAGCATATTCCGCTCCATGAGCCTTATCATAGATGGTGACTGTTCAAGCGGTACAGGACTTAATCCTGCCGCCTTGTATACCTTATCATCATACTCCAATGCAGTGATTCCGGCATCTTCAAACGCTTCAAGAAGTTCCTGCTGTTCACGTTTAGTGTATTTGGATAGTTCCGCCAGAATGTCCTCTAGCAGTTCACCGGATTCCTGTAGTGTTCTGATTCTCCATGCATCAGCGTTGGTCAGAATATAATCCTCACCCCTGCCAATTCTTGCCATCATTCTCGACACGATCTCAGAGATGATGTACTGGTGCAATTCTTCGGCAATTTGCTCACTACCCTCTGTTATCCGGCGTAAATATTCAGGACTAAGTATAGTATATCACCTCTTTCGATAAATGTTGTGGTACATGTATATCTTTCATCAAATCACTCTTCGCTTTCTTTAATACCTTTCGCAAAATCAATATTGGATTCAAATTTCAAACTATCGTTTAATTCTTTCTTTAGCGAATTAGTTTCCGCTTTCAAAGAAGTAATATCCGTCTTATTCTGCTCGATCTGCTGTGCCTGTTCTGTCGTGGCTCCGGGCTTGACCGGATTCTTTTCAAGGTACTCATTTACTGCGGCTTTGATTTCTTCCGGCGAAATCTCCCCGCCCATTCCTTTTAAGCATAATTCGTATAAATACTTCTCTTTTCGCGTGATTGGCTTTGGGAGTTCGCCCTTATAATCGCCTGTCAAGTACGCAAGATATTTTTCTTCCCTTGTTACTGGTTTATCTGCCATCTTTTTACTCCTCTCCGAATAATGTTGGCTCATCTGGTTGAGCTTCTTTGACCATTGCTTTCGCTTCTTCTAACACTTTTACTGCTTCGGGTAATGTTTTATATGATCCAAAGTAATATCTCTTCTTGTTTCTTCTAATTTGCACTCTATACACTCCCTCACTATAATAAATGCCCTTATACCCTGTCTTATTGTCTTTTCTTAGTCTCTGGTTTAGACATTGGGTTTCGTTGTCAGCCCAGCGGCAGTTATCTGGTTCGTAGTTTCCATTTACGTCTATCCTGTCGATAGACAAACCCTCTTTATATCCATTTTTTATAGCCCAGTCAAAGAACTTTTTCGGATCATTTAACCATTCCGTGCAGATTTTTATTCCTCTTCCTCCATACTTTTCATAGTTCTTATTTTTGGGATTATTACATCTCTGCTTCATTCCCTCAAAAACATTTCCAAGTTTTGTACGAGAATATCCGTGGGTTTTCACCGCCGATTCTTTTTCGTAGTTATAACAGCCACAGCTTACAGTACTTCCATTTCTTAAATCTCCATGTCTAACGATTGTGATATTTCCACAATCACATTTGCACTTCCATCTCCGAATCATTTTTCCTGTTTTGCTATAAATTGGTTCGGCTTCTTCCACAACTACAAGTTTTCCATACCTTTCGCCCTCAAGATGCAATCTTATCTGATTCTTCATATTACGTTCTCCTTTTATACGTATATACTTATTTACGTATATTATAGCATATTTTATTCTTTACGTCTATACGTATTTATGGTATATTCATATTAAAGGAGGTGTCATAATGAGTAAAATTAAATTTACGACTACTATAGACGAAAATTTATTGGAACAAATTAAAATTCTTGCAATTAAAGAAAAGTGTTCCGTAGCATCTATTCTCGAAAAATTAATATCTGATTATTTAAAATCTAATTCAGAGGGAAAATAAATCCCTCTTTTTTATTCATCATCAAATAATCCTTTTGATTGTGTATTTTCTGCTTCTTTTGTCATTGATACCGCCTCATCTTTCGTCATTCCTTCAAACTTCACGAAATACAACCATGCCGGAACCTTGCCAGTAGTCACATACTGCCACCACCTTGCACGGTCGTTTTCACGTACATACAGAATATCTCCGAAATCATAATTGACTTCATAAGCTCCAACAGGTGCAAGTCCGTACAGATCAGCGTAAACGTTCAGTGCGTATATAACTTCATCTAGGCAAGACTCCAACTTATCCCTTACATCTTTAATGAACTGCACTGTCCTCTGCTGTTCTGCTTCTACTCCTGTAGCCGTCTGAATGCCGCTAGATTCGTTGAAAACAAAGTAGCCATTAGAGAATCCAATCTTGTACCCTAACTGGCTTAAAAGGGCATTTATGCCGGCTATACGGGTATCTGTGTTGAGCTGTGGATTGATTTCTTGATAGAACTCTTTCTCGAGCTGTCCGAATACATTCTTGACAAAGTGCGGTAAGTTCATCTCATTACGTCTGTTCTCCATACCCTGTGGTGACATGACTGCTACAGGTGTACCGCTTGGCATCAGCAGTCTATCATCTGCCAGAACAATCTTCTGCGAATCAAATATCTCTCCGGCATTACGGCTGTATGCAATGTCGAGATCTTTCAGCTCTTCAATTGCTTCTGCAAATATCGGTAAGCCAAGCGGTGTGCTGATATCTACATTGTTCGCTTGTGGTGTCCGCAGCACTCCGTACAAAGCTCCGTCTAGCTTCTCACCGTTTGCCTTGAGTATCGGCGGCGTATCTGCCATGAGGTCAGCCCATTTGGTCTGTTTAAGGTCAATTTTATCTCCGATGCTCTGAGGGGATTTCGATACATAGGCTCTGTTAGAAACGTAGTACGGATAAGTTGTTGCGCCATCTATTGTAGTCTCGACAAAACGATGATATTCAAGCCGTGTGTAGTATTTCCGCCCGACAGTATAAGAGTCCTTAAATATAATCCCTTTAATCTCCTGATTGTCGTAATCCACAATCATCACATCTGCCGGAGTAAATACATCAAGGCTCTCCCCATTCGGCTTGATGAAAACCGTTCCGTAAGCGCAACCGTATTCTACCCAGTGCCGAATCTGGAAATATACCTTATCAATCTGCTCCTGCAACCACGTAGCTCTTGCGGAACCATCTATCTGAATGCCGATCGCCAGCGTTGCGAGCCGAGCTGTTTCTGAGCAGACAGATTTAGCAAAATTGATCGTCTTGATATTATTCTTATCATCCAGCCATTCCGGCGCACCTCTGTAAATGTTCGCGCACCGGTTAATCAGCGATTCCATCTCTGGAAATTCTGCCGCCTGGATGCTAAAATCCTCTTCGGCTTGTTTTTTGAAAATCATGTTAAACCACCTTTTTAGTGTTGTTATAAGTCCCATTATGCACTGTAACCTCTCCTGTTAAACAACGGCTCATAAGCATATCTAAGTGCCGAGATTGCATGATCATCTCCGTCAGGATAACCACTTATTACATTTCCCTCTTTGTCCCGATCGTACTCATATTCTGTGATTTCTTTATATGCGTTCGGTGTTCGCTTCGGGTCAATGACTATAGTCTTTGTCTGTAAGAATTTGAAACCATACTCGATACTTCCCGGTCCTTTGATTGCTCCTCTTGCAGGAAGTCCGGCATCCCGGAAGTCATTCACAGACTTAGGTTCCGCAGAATCACATATCATTGTGTAATCGTCATAGCCTTTTTTCTTGATCCAATCAGCAGTCTTAGAGTTGCTCCATTTATTTACATACAGCTCGTCAATCAGATATATCTTCTCTCTGGCAGAATCATAATAAGTTCGGAGATAGCAGAAGGCATCCGGGTACCATCCATAATCTACACCAGCGAAAATGCGGTCCATGTGGCTGATCTCTTCGTCTGTAATATCTCTGATTTCCAGATACTCAAATACGTTTCCGCCGTCACCATTCGGGACACCCAGGTATTCATGTTCATAGGCTTCTGGATTGATTTCTTTCAGATGTGCTGCATCGTCAATAAACTTCTGTCCGAGCCACTCCGCCGGAGCTTCCAGATAACTCGAATGATGGATAACTCTTTTTGGGTTAGGCATGAGCTTAATCCTGTTTACCCAGTTTGATTTTGATTTTGGTGGGTTATACGATGAAAAATCATAGGACTCGTCACCACCACGAAGCACTGACTGATTAACAGAACGTTCCTGAGCATCTCCCTTCATTTGATCTTTTTCCTCTTTCCAGAGGATTCCAATGTAGCCAAATTCCGGCTTAATGGATTTCAGCTTGGTTTCATCGTCCAGACCACGGAAGTATATTGTCTGCCCCGTCTTAATATATTTGATTTCAAGCGGCGACACCTTACATTCAAATTCTTCCATCAGTCCAAGTTCGTTGATAGCCCATTTCATGTTAGCATATACGGAATCTTTCAGAGTACCGGCCACCTGTCTTGTAATGCAGGCGTGCATCTGAGGATTGTTCTTAATAAGCTCAACAATCTTAAAAGCTACGAATGAGGATTTTAGACCACCTCGACCGCCCTCGAATACATATTCAATATTGGGCTTAATCTGTCGGTTAATGTCCACGAATGCCTTACCAAGTACTCTGGCAGGAAGTTCATATTTGCTTTCGTCTGATTTTGATACAGCTACCAACTGTTCCCATTTGTCTACTGCCTGCATATTTCCTTTGATAGCTTTATCGTATACAGCAGCTACAATACAAGCATTGTTGTTTGCATCCTCATCAGATATTCCCATCTTTGTGAGCTTCTTCTTTGCGACAGTCGGGGCGGGATTTTCAGCTATCATTTTTGCTAATTCAGAAAGGGTCTTTTTTTGACGGCGTACTTCTCCCGACTTAATACCGCCTTTTTTTGTTATTTCTCGGAGTTCGCTCGGAGTTCGTTCAGAATTTGGTATTAAATTTTTCTCGTTTGCCATCCTATCAACATCCAATCATATCCTTTCTGAATTAAAACGCCCTAGCATAGTTATAGTTATATATACTATAATACCATACTAGGGCGTACATAGCTCTCTACCACTTTTATAAATTTTTAAGTTTTTTAAAGTCTGCCAATCAATTTGGCCAGATGATAGTATTCCGCCATGACCTTGCGTTTGTAGCCATAAAAGTCATTCTCCGTTGCAGGAACCGTTCTGATCTTCTCCATCGTTCGATAGCCGATACTGTTCACAATGCTGTCATAGATTTGCGATTCAATGCCGGGTGCATATTTGATAGATACCTGTAACAGATTGTATTTGTCGCTTTCGCTAAGATTCCGCAAGTGGCTTTGTAATGTCGGTACATCATCCGGCGGTACTCCGTAGTCAATCAGTGTTGCCTTCCTTAACTTCATTTATTTCACCTTCTTCGTTCAGACTCCAGTCACATGGTATGCCTTGAAAACATTCTGGACAGTGCTCGTAGAATCCGCATCCTTTGCAATCCGCCGGCTGTCCAGTGCAATATTGCTGTAGTACGTGGTATGCCGATATAGCAAGGTTTGGCGTTATGTCTGGTGTAGGTTTGCTATTCATTTCTCCATCTCCTCCAGTTTCTTTACCGTTTTCCTGTAATCTCTGTTTGCAGACCGAAACATCATCAGAAGTATTTCAGATACAGGCCTCGCTCTGTTGGCTCGTTTGGCTTTCTTGGCACATATAAGTTCGTTTCCTTCTGGGACATATATTCCTACATGATACGGGATTTTCAAAAATACTGTTGCAGCTAATTCCCCTGGCATAACCAAATAATTGTAATCTCCAATGAAATTCAATCCATGGCCAGATTTGAAATCTTCAATAGATGACTTGATTTCATAGCAATAGCAATCACCTTTTTCTATCCCGGAAACACTATTGTTCACTGGAACAAATTTCATATAGTCCACTCTAACTGCATGGTTTGTAGAATAATCAAACGTCACCTCTTTTGCCCAGTAGATACGAGGATCGTTGTTCGGATTGATTTTCTTTTCAATCATGGTTGATAATTCTGCCGTAATCTCAGGCCTTGTCATTCTTCATCTCCTCCAACTTCTTCTCAGCTTCTTCACGGGTGAGGAATACGGTTTTGTCAAGTTCATTATAATAATTGCAAAATAGCATAAATTGCAGATTGTTTTCTACGATATAAAATTTCTTTTCAGAATCACAATCGCAGTTACAATTATAATTCTCACAATCAATAACTGTTTCTCCAAATTTACTACATTCCGTATATTCATAAGTTATTCGATATACTTTTTTAAATAAATCATCTGGCAATTTCACAAGCAAACCCTGTTCTTCTAAGTCTTTATAAGATTTCAGTTCTTCTAGCAGCTCTGCAACATCTTTCAACCAATACAATCCTCCATCTTCAAAACAACATTCATAAGTATCTTGATAATACGGGCATCCAACCGCTTCCTTGTCGCTGATAGGATCTCTTAAATCCTTGCCAGTTCCACAGACAATGCGTTTATACTCATCATCCATATGTATGAAGTTTTCGTGGTCTGCATAGCAACCACCTCCTGTATCTTGACTGGCAACACATCTAAGTGCTTTTATCGTATCGTCAAGTGTTAATCTCTCCATCTACTTCACCTCTTTCAATTTCTCCACAGCCCACTTCAAAGACTCAACAAACTCATCGTTTAATGCTGAGCGATCTGGATTCTTGATAAATTTTTCAATAGTGCTAACTGCTTTCTCTTCTAATTTAGGTACTGTAAATTCACCATTTTGTGCAATTTCAAGAAGCTCATCAATGTTGTATTTCCAATTAGATATATCACACAAAAACTTGTGACACTTAGTGTTTCTTTGATTCAATACACATTCTATACATTCACGTTCACAGCATTTGGTTATATCTGAATACCACTCAACAAACTCTCTTGCCGTAATTTCTTTCGTTCCAAGGAGTTCGGACGCTTCATACAATGTCTTTTCAAAATCTCTGCAAGTAACGTTCTTATCGTCATAAAAATTCAATATGTTTGGAAATGGAATTTTGATAGGGTTTAAATGGTTCCCTCTCGCCCATGTGAATCCCTGAAGCTTTGCCATTCTCAGAACACTCAAATATTCTTCCTGTGTTTTTACAAACACGCTTTTTCCTGTTAAATCAATCATCAGAATCCTCTCCTCCTGCAATCTCATCAATATACTGGTTTCGTCCATCGACCATCCCGCACTGATAATCCGCCATATCATTCTCGGTAGTGCTTTTCTCCGGCAATGGCTTCAATGGACACCAATCAGGTCTTGATTTGCTTTCGCAATCATAATGTTCTTCTGTCATCAAAAATACATCGTAATCTAAACAGTAAGCTAATTCACACAAACCCTCATATTCAAGTTCACCGCAGTATGAAATTCCGAACGGGCAATCATAGCAATTCTCTGGTGTATCTATCACTAACGCTGATTTACTCATATGTTTCACTTCCTCTCAGCATCAGGCTCAAAGTATTATACCCCGGACAAGTCCTGACTCCGTTTCTGGTATCTCTTAACAGGACACAGTACGGATATAATGCCATAACCTCGTAGACGTGTTCTATGGTGTCTTCGCCGCGCTGGTCGATGTATTTGAATCGCTTTCCCGGTCTAAGAAAATATCTTGCGCATACATACGCTTTAGTTCCGAATCTCATACTTGCACTACTCATTCAACTCTCCCCGCCTTTCACGATTTCAATTGCTTTATCAATTGTATTTGCAATATTTTTGTAAGCACAATCTTTGTCTGCATCGCCTGTATTTGCAATTGTTAGGAAGTATCTCATTTTTAATTCTTCTAATTGCTCAATAACCTTGTCCACATCAAAAACTGTCGGCTGTTCGTCAATAACTGCACCTATTACAAAATCCATATCCGAATTTCCAAGAGAGTCAATTATTTTGTCTGCATCAATCAGTCTGCTCATCTCTCATCCTCCTTTACATAATCTTCGCACTCCTCCGCATATTCATAACTATCCATCATGTCGCACCGATTATCGCAACCGTCTTGTTTTTCACAGCAGATACAGCATTCTGCTTCATCGTCCGGACAGGTTAATTTACATTTTCCCATTAATCCAATCACCCTCCTTTTCAAAATACTTATATCTGCTACTGATTTTTACTGGCTTTGTTGTGTCTACTCCATATTTCACTTCGAGCATAAGACGATATTTTTCGAATGACTTCACGGGCACTTTGAATCTTGTGAATGTCTTGCCATCTTTCTTAAAAAGTGACATATCCATGTTTAGTCCTCCTTATATGGTTCTGGATAGTCCATCCATGCAACTACTGTTCCGCCTAAAACTTTTTTATCCGTTTTCCAAATTCCATCAGTAGTATATGCTTGCTCTACCAATACTGTTCCATCGTCAAATACAACTGTAGCAATTACATATTTAGATGTTTTTTCGAACATTCCTCTTTTCCAGTTATCTGTTCCTTTAAACTTTGCAAATATGGAATCGTGTTCTTCCGGCAATCTCTCACTGACAGGAATCCAACCATTTTCTTTCTCATCCTGTTCCAGATCGCCTTGAAGCTGTTCGATCATATCTTGAATAACTTTGGCATACAACCCAGCGTATTTGTAGCAGTCCGAATATTTGTCCTTGTACTGCTTTAACCTGTCTCTGATATGGCTCATACTTCCACCTCTACAAAATGCTTTTCTAACGTTTCTTTCGATATTTCAATCCATCTGTTAACGTTCGCTCCGTCAAGATGAATTTCTCCATCGATAATATTTTCATTTCCTACTTCGTAAACTTCGCCTACCTTAATTTCCATGTATCCGTCAACGTAAAATCCATCACCATCGTATGTATCTAATGTGAACGCCTTCACGCATTTATACTTCATGCTTCTACCTCCTCATAAGTTTTTCTGAATATATCTGGCTTACACGGATAAAATTCACCACAAACACCTCTGATAATATAATCACCAATATTCGCCAGATGTTCGCCCTCTAGTGTCTTAATAACCAATCCGCCCGGAACCTTCCATTTGTCGATATAGAAGTTATCAGATACAATCGGGAAATCAGATGTCATATACTCCTCCGGGCAATTATTATTTGTCAGAAAATCAAATATTTCTTGCTTATTTGTACCAGTCCACTGTACTGCATCAATTACAACCGGCTTCTTTCTGTATCTCATACTTCCACCTCCGAATCCTCTGGTATCTGAAAGACCATTTTATTCGTAAGTGCTTTACCAATAGCTTCAGCTAAAAGTTCATTCTCTTTTGATGCTGATGCTTCTGCGAACATCTTTCCGATATTCGGAACTACCATTGGAATTAACGCCGCATCTGCATAGGCTTCCTGAATCATATCCAGTACTTTCATAGCTTTTGCTTTGTTAGAATAATGACCCAATAAAATATATTCGTCTTCTCCTGGATTCATCTGGCTCCAACAAATGATTTCTTTACCATTGATATTGTTGATGTTTATAACAATATTCTCAAACTTTACCAGAGACATCTTATTCTGACTTCTGATTAACATTTTGTGTCCTCCTTATCGTTCGCTCTTTTATTCCATGCTTCTATTGCATATTCGGGATTGTTATAATGTCCTGTACCGCAAAGACAGTTACCGCATTTTACAAGATACTGAGCATTACCTAAATATCCAATTTCATCATCGGTAAAAATTTGCGCCTCTTCTCCGCAAAACGGACAAGGTTTTAATTTATCCATTACGTCCTCACTTTCCATAACCTTTCAGAATTTCTGCAACTGCATTAATGTGTTCTGATAATGCGTCTAAATCTTCATCTTTAATTATTCTCAGACCACGGCTCGACTTAAAATCTTCAATGGTATATACACCATCTCTGATTTCCTTAAATTTCTTTGCCATTTCACTTTCTTTTATGGCTTCGGAATCATATTTATAAAATGTCTCATATTTATCGTACTCTCCGAACTTGTCGGTTTCGATTTTGGTTCGTTTAGGAGTTATGCGAATGATCTTTGTCGGATACACCATGACGTGTCTAAAACTTGTTGCCCATCCGCACCGTACTTCTCTTGCAACTCCAACCACATCTCCAACTTTTAAATCATCTTTATTTATCGGGCTTAATTTTACTATTACCATTCTCTTGCCGTCCTCACTTTCCCCATGTAAGCAACTGACACGCTATTGTGCAGTCCTCCATGATTTCTGTGTTAATATTTCCTCTATCTGGTTCTAATTCATCAAGAAATACTCCGTTTATGCAGCTATGTCCGATTTCTCGCTCCTGCTTGGCTCTGCGCTCAAATACTTCTGGGAAATCTACTCTGATTTTATTCCAGTAGCCCATTCCGCCTTTCGGACAGCCTACGCAATTATTGTTCGGATAACCTAAATCGTACATAATCGGGCGTTTTAGTCCTAACCTGACTGCTATTCCGTGTGCTTCTTGCTTAGTTAATCCATGCTCAATAAGTGGAAACTCATGTTCGTAATCGCTCAACGCTTCGCATACTCTGTCTGCACGATTCTTTTCGTTCAGGTCATATCCCCATACATAAGTATGATGATCTGGATGCTCGCGTTCCCATTTCATACGAACCCTTTTCTTTAATTTGTCTGTGCAAGGCGCTCCAAATGGAGTATTGATGCATCTGGTTCTTTCAATCACATCATCCACACTGGAATATTCTTCTGACTGGATTATTGTTATCTTTCTTCCTAACAGTTTCTCACAATCATGCAAGAATCTCAGACTGTCTGGATGCTGATTTGATACATGAGTATAGATAATTTCGTCAACATCCTTTGCCAGATAACACGCTACAAAACTGCTTATTCCTGTTGAAAACCAACATACTTTCATAACACCACGCTACAAATCCATGTATCGTGGATAAGGAACATAGGCTTCCCATGCTGACGGTCTGAAACTCACATAAGTCAAATATGCTATATGTGCGCTACTTCAAATTTCACCTTATCGAATCGCCAACGCAACTATTGTTCCCTTTATGTAATTTCTTTCACACCTTTAAATTACAACCTCGGTTTGCCGAGGATTCGTTATTCCTTTCTATGTTTAAACTTCATTTTTCTCCTATCCAAATGCTACCCGTCCGTTATTCTCCGGGATTCTTTAATACAATCCCTAACTCTTCTTTAATAGCGTCTACATAATCAATCCATTCCGCCAGACCGTCATTGATATAATCAGCAGCCCGGTCAAGCCCATTTCTGAATCTCTGACAGCGCTTCTCGCCAAAACCGAAATCATCATGCAGAACGGCGATTGACAATATTACAAATGAATCCGCTATAACCTCTTTTATCTTTTCTGACGCTTTATCAAGGTCTTTTACTGCCAGAGAGGTATGTATCCCGGTCACACCCCGGAACTTGCATTCCTGTTCGAGGGCTTCAATCCCGCCCTGTTTAACAATTCGTCTGGCAAGGTCAAGCCCGTCCTCCCTGCCCCGTTCATATTCACGCATTTTATTCATTGTGTTAGACCTCCACGCTTTTTTAGTATTCCCATCCAACAGCCCTCCTTATCTTCTGAGTCAGAATGTCAAACTGTAAGAATAATTCCCTGTCCTTACATTTCCTTGCTTTTATGTCACAGTCATAATCATTTATCTGATATTTCCCTTCTAACAGATCGCCATTATCCAGATATCTTTGAAAGACTCCTTTAGAAATCCCGAACCGTTCCAAAATTTCTATTCTGCTCATACTGTCGACGAATGTACCATCTGCTGTAACAATGTCATAAAGTTTCATCTTGTCTCCTTACTTATCTTTCTTATTCCGTACCCAACTGGAGTATATGCTCTGTCGGTACTGGGGTGGTTCGTCTTGAGCAAACCATCATCAACCAGATTATTGATATGCTTCCAGACCGTAGCTCTCCCGGCATCCACCCTTTCAGAAATCTCTGTAATTGACGGTGCATATCCAACCAGTTTAATATAACTGACGATATACATATAAATTTCTTTCCTGAGAGCCTGTCCCTGTTCGTATCTATTCTTTGTGTTGTACGGCATTTTGATTCTCCTTTTCCAATTCTTTTGCCTTATTAAACATCTTGGAAAGATAATTCGAATAAGCAACAAGCATGTGATCTACAAATCCATTTTTGTTATATTTTTCAGATACAACATGGATCTGTTCAACTACCTGCTGCCAGTATTCATCTTTTGCCTCAATTCCGGCAGTCTGGAGGACCAGTGCCGGAAAGTCAATCTGTAAAAACTTTATGGTGTTCGGTATCTGCTCATGCGTCACTCTCATACTTACGCACCTTCTTCTACCTCAAAACTCTGTTCAAGAAGTCGCTCGTTATCCTTGCTAAACGCCTTTATATAGCTCTGTTTTATCGGTCTGATAAAATGTATGCCGTTAGCTGATTTAGCCCGGGAAACAGCCACATAGAACTGTCCAGGATCCCAACAGCAAGGGTCAATGTTGATTTTTTCAAATGTCTGTCCCTGTGATTTATGAATGCTGATTGCCCAGGCAAGTTTTACCGGGAACTGAGAGAAAGAGCCTACTTTCTTACGGACAATCTTCTCTTTCACGATCTTCCGACCATCCTTTTCTTGTTCGGATTCCCCAATAACCTGTTTCTCAATGTCTTTATTGTATCTATATAAGCTAACTGTTTTGCCCTTATCAGTTTTGATAACCAGATAAGATTCTTCAAATTCTCCGTTTTCCACAATTTTCTGAATGATGCCAATCGTTCCATTAACGTAGTTTCCAGACAAATCATTGACTGTAATCATCACTTTTGCACCGATGTTAAGAATTAAGTCCTCTCTGGCAAATGCAATGTTCTTAATATCGGCAGATGTTAGCTCGCCGTCAACTGCTGCATGAAACACTTTTTCGGTCTTTTTATCCAACTTGCCAAGGAAAGTATTGTTAATTCTGTCAGCTTCTGCATTAGTGCCAACCAAGAACGGCGCTTCCGGTATAACTTTGTCTGATTCGTTGTTCTCCAGATATGCAATGGATTTTCTAATATTGTTGCCATATTTAATATCATTCAGCACATACTTAAATCCCTCATCATTCTGCCTGCATACCTCATCAAGTTTGATATATTCAAATCCCATTTCTTTCCAGTATTCAGACATGAAAGCATATCCATGTTCATACTTTCCACCCTTTCCATAATCAGATCCATACATCCGACAGAGAATTTTTCGATCGTCTGTCGTAATAACTGGCGGAAGCTGGTAGAAATCACCTATCACGATTAACTGAATGTCTTCTTTGTCCTCTCCGATCAGAAGTCTGTCAACTGCTCTCTCTTCATTCTCCGTGATGATCGTCTTTGCAATCATATTGAACAAATCGAACCGGCACATGCTGATTTCATCAATGATAAGGATGTTGACCTTATCGGTGTTGAGGCAGGAGGT